ATTGAGGATTAGTTCGCTCATCAACCCTATTTTGTATAGCCGAAATACCGCCCATATTTACTCCTTTAGCTTTTACCAAAAAGCTCTATTTTCAATTACTTGTCCAAGTAATGCTTGTTGACGTATCTCTTGTACGTCTTTTACCTTTTCAGGTAACTCTATCCATGATATCATACATGTGTCTTTCATGCAAGTGTTTATGCGACTCATTGCTCTTTTTCCTGCTTCATCATTGTCTAAACATAAAACTATTTCTTCAGGCTTGAGTGCTTTGAGTCTATCTTGTTGTTCGTATGAAAAAGATGCTCCAAGTAAAGCAACACTTGTATACCCATGTTGATTCAACCACATAGTATCTAATGCTCCTTCTGTAATACAGACAGTTTGCACAGATTCTATTTTATGTTCCCCAAATAAAATATGTGATTTCTTTAATCCTTTAGAATATAGATATTTTGGGGTAGCTTCTATTCTACGTTCCATCCATCCAACTAAACGAGAGACTGCATCATATACAGGAATAATTAAATCTCCGTATTCATTCATCCCACAATCCCAAGCTTTTAATGTTTCATGGGAAAACCCACGATCAAAAATCCATTTAGGTACAACGCCTCGTTTACTAGGATATTCAACTTCTTCTAATCTCTCTGTTGTTGGAAATTCTTCTTCAAAGAAATCAAAATCAAATTCAACTGCGTTGTTTGCAACGTTTTGCTGAACAGTAGTGACAGGTTGTCCTGTTACTTTAGATAAAAAAGTTATTAAAGAACCTTGTCCACATCCCGCAAAACATATCCACTTCCCAAGTGCCACATTAATTGAACACGAAGGGAGTTGATCTACGTGAAATGGACAAGAAATATTAAATTGATCTCGTTCTAAAGGAACATCTATTCCCGCATCTAATAGTAAATTAGACCAGTTGACCACTTTTACCCTTTAGACTTACGTAGAAACAACACTATGTCGCTTGAGTAACCATTTCGGTCAACTACTTTGCCACGTTTAATGTCGCCAACTGTAATATCAACTTTAGGTTTACTAGGCCCTTTTGACGTACCTTGTTTTACAACAATAGTATCTTCATCTGGTCTAAACAAATCTAACAATCCCATTACTTACTCCTTATACTAAAAATTTCCATCTTCTAAATCGTCATCATCAACGATTGAAAATTCATTATCTTCATAAATTATACCACAATCTACATCCCAATGCAAATAATATTCTTCGGATGGCAAAACACCATCTCTGTATTTTTGAATTTGCATAAGTCTTTTATCTGGGTTATCTTCTATAAGACACATTGCCATAGCTACATCTGCGGCTCTTATTAATGCATCCCCAAAAGCCACTTGATCGGCTCTAGGAGGTTCAAACATATTCGCTGCTTCTCTAGTTGCTTGTGTAGATACCCAAATTGCAGTATTTGTTGCAAGACAGAGGTTCTTCATTCCATAAAATAATGCGTGAGATTGTTCCCACATAGCTTTCTTACCATCCCCCGATGAAATTAAATAGATTCCATCTAAAACTACAAAATCTGGGGAATGTTTTCTCATTAATCTTGCAATACTATCAATAGAAATTGTAGATTCTCCTTCAATATGGTCACATACTAATAAAGACCTACCATTAAGTTCACGTAAAAATTTCTTATATCCATCTTCATCTATAGGATCACCACTTCGTAAAGCACTATGAGAGAACTTATACCCCATTTTATTAGCTAATACTACATCTGCTCTAAGACTTATTGCCGCAGTAGGCATTTCAGTAGATACTAATAAGGTTTTATGTCCATTCATAACTGCTGTAGCTGCTGCTTCTACACACATCCATGTCTTTCCTACTGTTGGTCTAGCAAACATGGCGATTAATTCTCCGGGTTGCCAACCTACACCAGTACTATTGAAAGATTTGAAAGGAGTAGGAATCCCCATTAATCCTTCCCCCATCTTACGTTTATCGGTACGTGCTTGCCATTCATCAAATCGTGTAGACGTACCATCATTATATATAGCTACATCTTCATCAGTTTCTACTTCGACATCTCCTAAATTAGATATGATAGATGATAAGGCTTTCGTAGGATTTTCTTTCAATATGTCCTTTTGCGACTGAATTGACCCCACAATCTTACGATAAATTACTTGATTCTTAAATTGAGTAACTGCATAATCATAATTTAAGGTTTGTGCTGAAATATCTAATGTAGGGTAATTTTCAGCTAATGTAGCTGGTGATGGAGTTTCTTTAAATTGATCTACATACCCAACAATAAATGATAACACCTCACCATGCTTGGCAAAATCTTTTGGAGTGTACCTAAAATTTTTAAAATTAGCAGGGTCTGTTAGATTAAATAAAACCCCCGATTCAATATATTCAAAACTTTGCATACTTATCTCCTAGCTATATACATTACTCTTGGGCTATTACCATGAACATAACATGATATACCATCTTTTGCTGTGTCATCAGCAACTTTCTTGGCTTCTGGAAAATTAGAGAAAGTCCCTTCTATCCAAACTTCTTTATTACGGATAGAAATTACTCTAAAGAACCCTTCTGGAGCTTCACGACCTATAAGGTCATTTGATTTTAATTGCTTTCGTTGAGGGTTAGTTTTTACAAACCCACCTCTTCGATTTCTAATTTGTTTTGGCATGTGCCCACTCCATTAGTCTAGCCTTAAGTTCTTTTCTTTTCTGTTCGGATGTGGCAGTAGGAAGCCACTTAGAATTCAATAATATATATCTTTTCCAAGAAGCTTTAACTTTATCATTTCCATACATCATTATCTTATAATACATCTCTGCATTATGCTTTGTCAAGTAGTAATTGAATTCAAAACCTTTAATGATATATTTAAGGGTAACTTTATCAGAATTATTATCTACTCCATTATAAAGTCCGGATAGTACTTTAAACAAACCATATTTAGTAATAGCTTGTTTTATTAATTGAAGCTCGTGTCCGATAAAACCTATAGTAGGATAGGCTTTGTTATGCTTTTTTGAGTATATCCATTCAAATGCTTCTCTAACATCTTTTGAATTATATTCATTTAATGGCTTGCCGTTCCGTTTAACCATAGTAAAACTCTTTGTTCTGCTGCTCCACTAAATTTTTGTTTTATTCTATTCCTAATTTTATAGGCAGATTCTTTTAGTGTAGCAGTAATTTCATCCATTGTCAAATTTTCCATGCGTAAGTTAAGAAAATCTTTCTCCATGGGAGTTAAATCTAATTCCTTAAAAACAGATAATATCATTAAGTTTGAATCCATATCAGCCTGTGTAGATAATACATTTCGTAAATCTTTAGATATCTTTCCTGTACTCCTCCATGGGGCACTTTCTTGATCTTGGTAAGTTAGTAAAGCATCTAAACTCTGTGGTTGAGGACGACGTTGAGCTTTTGTAATTAAAGTTCTTATAGTATTAACCATTGTAGTATGTAAATAAGTATGAAAAGATACCTTTCTCTTAGAATCAAATCCTTTCGCAGCTTTTAGAATTGCTATTCGTAATTCCTGTGCTATATCCTCTCTATCCATTCCTCTAATAGATGTTGTTTGTAACATTCTATTTATCTTAGGTTCCCACTGTAATATTAATTCATTGTTAATCTTCATTTATCTTGTCCTCATTCTATCTAAGTGTATCATATAAGGTCTGGAGAGTCAATCTTTTTCTGTTTGAGTTGCTTGTTTAATCGAAGATCATAAGTACTTTCATCTTTTCGGAATTTATAGAGACATTTTTTACTGCAATAAATATATTCACTAGATGAATTTTTTAAATGCCATCTTCTTCGTCTGAAAGATTTTCTACAAAATTTACAATTAACTAAAATATAATGATATTCATATCTACATTCGTCATGAAGATGATGTACTCGTTCTGCATGAGTTGCAGATTTAGGAATATCTTCCCCACAGGCACGACAATCTATCCGTTTAGGTAAATTCTTTCTAGCTATAAGAATACTTTTAGTGGGTAATTCAGCATTCTTTAAAACTTTATGAACATAGGATTTATATACACCTACTTTATCAGCAATTTGTGTTATACGTATTATAGGATTTTCTGTACGTAATTGAATAATTTGTTCACGTTTAGAAATCATCTAATGATGCATCTGCGGTAGTATGTGCTTGAGATTGCTCATAACGTTTCACAAGTTTAGATACTCTTGCTTTTAACGATGCAGCTAAATAATCA